TGTAGAGTGTCACTCATTAAACTTACTATTACCCGAAAGAGGTTCACTATGAAAGTAACAGATGAGATGCGCAAAGCAGTCAAGCGAGTCCGTTCGGAGAATGATTTTCCGGCAGACTTCAAGTGGTGGGAGAGAGACCACGAATTATATATGCGATTAGATGATAAAACAGTCTACGCCGTACACACTAGCGGCATGGTAACAGTATACAAAGAGGGCGTATAATATGTACACAACTGAAGAGCTGCTGAAAATGTTGGAGAATTGGGAGAAGCAGGCAGAAGAGCAGGGGAACTACGTTGACTCTCGCTTGTTGTCTAAGATTGCAAACTTAAAGAAAGAACTTGAGGTGTCGTAATGAAAGACTGGAAATACAGTAGACTTATCGACTTGACTTTGTTATTCTGTGCGGGTGTTGTTGGAGGCGGGTTAGTTACCGCAGTGTTTATGAATGTTTGGAGATTATTATGAACGATTACAGATGCAGGGTATCAGAAGAAGAACTAGCGCACGACCACGCGCAGGTAGAGATAACGCCAGAGATGGAACGAGAGGAAGCACGGGACAAGTTTGGCGGTGCGCTGTTAGAAGTTACCTTAATGACAGAGAAACTGTTCAGAGATAAAAACTTTGAGCCGGACTACGACGACTTGGAAGCAGTGAAGCACCTACACCAATGCTTAAGTTACTATGAAGCAGTGAGGAAGATATGATAACAGACAACAGCACAGAGAACGACCTACTCGCGGAGACAATTGACGAGCTAGGTCAGAGCCTAACAGAGTTAGCACAGGTGATAGCGGATATTAAACAGCAAGTAAACTATAGAGAGGACTAAACGAATGGATTTTTATAAACTAGAGCAACAGATTATCGACTGGCACAACGCACGGAACCTGATTGAGGGCAGCACAGACCACCAACAGTTCGAGAAGCTAGTCGAAGAGGTAGAGGAGCTGCGGGTCAACATTAAACACAGTCAGGACTTCAGTGACGACGTAGGTGACATCTTGGTAGTGCTGATTAATCTATGCGAGCGACATAATATAACGCTTGTAGACTGTATGAATGTAGCGTATAATGATATTAAATACCGCACGGGTAAGATGGTTGATGGTATTTTTGTGAAGGATTTAATTGACGAGAGCGGAGTAATTCAAGATGCAGTTTAATATAGCAGGTATGTTTTTAAATGTAGAACCACGGTTCGGCTTTGGGTTAGACATAGAGAGCGTAGAGAGTCGTCCCGTGTGGGCTTCAGTTGACGGAGAGATTGAAGCGTATCCCTTCGACGGGTTAGTGTTGCTACTGCCCTTCTTTATTGTTACACTAGGGAACGTATGGATGGAGGAACCAGAGGAATGACATTAGTATTGTTATGTGGAGGTTTGGTTCTATGTTTAATATACGGAATCAAAGAGACAATTGAACATTGGAGTGAAGACGATGAGCAGGATTAAAGAAGACCTGATAGGCTATGAACAGAACGACTGGATTAGCAAGGAAGACCACGTAAGGGTCGATGAGGTTACGGAGTACCTGATGTATACTATGAGCGTAGCAGAGATGCAGCAGTCAGCTAGACAGCACATACAGCATGACCTATACACAATGGCACGTAGCGACTTCGATAAGGTACACTACGACACAATAGGGATGCATACAAAATGAGTAGATGCAGAGCGTGCGACAAGATACTAAGTGAGTCAGAGTTGAAGCGTACTGATTATAATACAGACAAGCCTTTAGATTTGTGTTATAATTGTATGAGTATTTCCACTAACGCAGCACTAGCCTTTGAAGGTGGTGGGATATTAGACGAAGAGGATAGTGTAGACCTAAGTGAATTAGGGTTTGACATTAGTAGTAATTAATGCTATAATATACTTATGTTATGTTCTTTAAGATTAATCATTAAAGTTTAAACCAAACGATCCTAAGGTGTACTTAGGGTCACAACTATAGAAGAGAAAGGAAAATACTATGGCAGTTATCGAAGGTACAGTAGCGTTTGAAAACCTAAACGAACACGAAGTTTATCAGGGTCAGTCAACCGGTAAATATTCAATGGTGATTAGCGTAGACGAACCAACGGCAGGTGATTTAGAAGCTAAGGGTGTCAAGCTCCGCGAGTACGAAGGCACGAAGCAACGTAAGTTCAGTACCAAGTATGACGTACCAGTGCTAGGGGCTGATGGTCAACCGTTCCAAGGCCGAGTCACACGAGGTTCCAAGGTGCGTTTGTTATGGGCTGAAGGTAATCCACATCCTGTACACGGAACATCCACCTACCTTAACAAGGTCAAGGTTCTGGAGGTTGCTGAAGCAGACGATGGTGAGGATTTCTAATGACAGCAGAGTCTACCTTTCTACGTCACGAGCCATGTCCATCATGTAACTCAGGTGACAACTTAGCAAGGTACTCAGATGGACACGCAGTCTGCTTCACGGCAGGCTGTAACCATTACGAGAGAGGCAACGGAACTGCCTCAGACTTTGTTTCACGTAAACCACAAAGGATATTAGAGATGACAGGAGTAACAGCACGGATAACAGATAGACGTATCTCACAGGACGTAGCTAAACGATACGGAGTGACAGTAGAGTACGACACGGAAGGCAAGATAACGAAACATCACTACCCTTACTTTGATAAGGACGGCGGTGGTGCTATTGGTACGAAGGTTCGTATCGTAAACAACAAACAGTTTTATGCAACAGGTGGTTTTGATAATGCGGGTTTATTCGGGCAACAGGCTTTCAAGAGTGGCGGTAAATACATCACGATTACAGAAGGCGAAGCGGATGCAATGGCTGTCAACGAAATGTTCGACGGAAAGTGGCCGGTCGTTTCCATCCGAAGTGGAGCAGCCGGAGCAAGCAAAGACATCAAAGCCAACCTCGAATGGCTAGAAAGTTTCGAGAATGTTGTAATCTGTTTCGACAATGACAAGGCAGGACAGGAAGCAGCCAAGTCAGTACTTGATTTATTCACACCCAACAAAGCAAAGAACGTAACCCTACCGATGAAAGACGCAGGAGATATGCTGAAGGGGAATCAAGTCCAAGCGTTTGTAAAGGAGTGGTGGAATGCTAAGGCTTATCAGCCTGATGGTATTGTTGCAGGTGACGATACTTGGAACCTCATTATCGAACAACAGAACACAGTGTCAATACCCTACCCTTGGCAGTGCCTCAATGAGTTTACTCACGGGTTCAGGGAGAAAGAGTTGGTTACTATCACCAGTGGTTCGGGAATGGGAAAGAGTCAGATTGTCAGGGAGTTGGAACACTACCTCCTTGGTGCTACCGAAGACAACATTGGCATCCTAGCTCTGGAAGAAGACATACCCAAGACAGCGTTAGGTATCATGTCCATTGAAGCAGAGAAGCAACTGCACTTAGATAAGACTGTTACCGAGGAAGAGAAGCGAGGCTATTGGGAGAAGACGCTAGGCTCAGGACGTATCTTTATGTTCGACCATTGGGGTAGTACTAGCGAAGACAATCTACTAGGCCGTATCAGGTACATGGCTAAGGGATTAGATTGCAAGTGGATTATCCTTGACCACCTCAGCATCGTGGTGTCAGATCAGGACAACGGTGACGAGCGTAAGGCAATCGACAGCATTATGACTAACCTACGTAAGCTAGTTCAAGAGACAGGAGTTGGTTTGTTCTTGGTGTCACACCTACGTAGACCTTCAGGACAGAAGGCGCACGAAGACGGTGGCAAGATTAGTTTGGGAGAACTCAGAGGTTCAGCGGCAATCGCGCAACTAAGTGACATCGTTATTGGTTTGGAACGTGACCAACAACACGCTGACCCAACGACACGCAACACCACCACGGTACGAGTCCTGAAGAACAGGTTTGTTGGACTCACTGGTGCGGCTTGTTACTTGTTCTATGATAAAGACTCAGGACGTATGATTGAAACGGTATGTCCGGTAGACGAATCGGAGTTTTAATGAAGCAGATAGTCTTTGATATTGAAGCTAACGGCCTAGACCCTGATACGGTTTGGTGCGTTATAGCCTACGAGAGAGAGGCTAAGGAGTACATCGAGTGGTCAGGGGATACCCTACCCAACTTCAAGGATTGGATAGCAGAGCAGGAAGAATTGGAAGTCATCGGCCACAACATTATAGGCTACGACATTCCAGTGTTAGAGAAGTTACTTAACGTAGACTTCAGCAAGTGTAAAGTTACTGACACATTAGTCATGTCCAGACTAGCAGAACCTTCACGGTTAGGCGGTCACGGCTTGGAGAATTGGGGTCAGTTGTTACATCAACCGAAAGGAGAACACAGTGATTGGCTTAATTTTTCGCAGGATATGGTGGAGTATTGTCAGCAAGATGTTAGGGTTAATGAACTGGTGTACCAGAGATTACTTCGTGACCTTAATGGCTTTGGAACTGAAAGCCTTGTGTTGGAAGGTCAGGTACAAAGGATTATTAGTAAGCAAATTAAGAACGGATGGCTTTTAGATCAGGAAAAAGCGTTTGGTTTGTTAGCCAAACTCAAGGAACGGAAGTTTGATTTGGAGGATGAGGTGCATGAGAAGTTCAAGCCCTTACCAACATTCATTAAGGAGATAACACCTAAGGTCAAGAAGGACGGTAGCTATTCCGTAGTCGGCCTGAAGTTCTTAGGAGAGCAATGGACAACAGCAATAGCACCATTTAGCAGACTGGATTATCCAGAGTTTAACTTAGGCTCACGTCAACAGATAGGACGTTACCTAAAACACTTCGGATGGGAGCCAGAGACTTTTACTGATAAGGGACAGCCAATCGTTGACGAAGGCGTTCTGAATAAGGTGAAGGGTATACCGGAAGCGGAGCTTATTGGTGAGTACCTTATGGTACAGAAACGTATCGCACAGATACAGAGTTGGGTAGACGCAGTTAAGGACAACGGTAGAGTACATGGTTACGTTAATGCTAACGGCGCTGTGACAGGACGTATGACACACTCTAGTCCAAACATGGGACAGGTTCCCGCAGTCTACTCCCCTTACGGTAGAGAATGTCGTGAGGTATGGATAGTACCTAGTGGATACAAGTTAGTTGGTATGGACGCAAGCGGTTTAGAG